TTGTTGACGAAGATGTTGTAAAAAATACGCAGGAATTAGACGTTAAAAAAATTCCAAAAGAAGTTCATATTGTTCCTGTTGTTTGGGGCGCTGGGAAAAATGGTGTTTTGATCGCAGTAGGAGTTATTGCAATTATTGCAACAGCTGGTGCAGCTGGAGTTTTTGCTGGTGCAGCTGGATCTGCTGGCGCATTTGGTGGAGCAATTGGTAGTACTGCGGCAGCAGCCGCTGGTGGGGCAACGACTTTTACTGCATTAGGAACTGCAATGATGAGCTTGGGTATCGGCATTGCTATGCAGGGTATTATGGGCCTTTTATTTCCGCCTCCAAAACCAGACTTTAATCAAGAAGTTCAAGCTGGTGGCAAATCTTACCTTTTTGGGAACAAGCCTAACAATACATCTCAAGGGCAGGCTGTACCAGTTGGATATGGCAGATTAAAAATTGGTGGTTCTCAGATCAGCGCCGGAATGACGCATCATAAAATGAATATGGACATCAAGCAATTGATGGCTCCAGTAAATAAGCCAATTGATGACTATACCAGTCTTGAATTTGAAAACGAAGCGCCAGATTCTACAGATGGATTAATTCAAGATTCATTCTCCACTAATCAAGCTGTGGATATGAATGATACAATTTCATTTGCTTCTGCGAATATCGTAAATTCATATGTTGATATTTTATCGAAAAACGCTTACAAGGTAACTTCCAGCCCTGTTGAAGTAGTGGTAAAAAGAGATGGAGAGATTGTTTCTAATATTGATTTGGACACATATGATGAAGATGTAGAGTATGAATGGTCTTTGCTAAGTCGCGACTCTACAAGAAATGAAATATTTATCGAGTATCCTTATGCATTTAAGGATGGTTTAGTTTTTAGAAGTTATCACCCATTTGAATATAAGCTGACATCTGATCTAGCTAATATTGAAAACACAGGCGAAGGATTCTTTATTAAATATGAAGTGGGAAGCTTCGTAAGATTCGGACCTACTCAATTTGCCAATTTGCCAATCGGAGATTGGGATTTTTCATATACTTATATGAGTGGGCAGTTGGTGAACTATCCCACTGGCACAGAATCAAAAACTTATTTCCAAGCGGTTGCCACTGGTAGCGGGTTCATTGGCACAGGAACCTCCCCAACAGGTGCAGGAGCCTCAATACGAACAAATTATTGGAGAAAAATTCTTCCGCCGATTGAAGAAAAGATTTATGAAGCAGCGGCAATTACCAGCGGACAGCTTCCTTCAACAGGAACCAATGGTGATAATTCTTCATTCTGGACAAGCTTGTCATCGCCAGCAAACAAAACTGAATTTGACGAATTAATGAGTGGCTTGCCTCAGTTTAAATTTGAAGGTGTTCACGAAGGAATCGTCGAAGCCACGAACGAGCAAAGTGCATTGGGCGGCAATTTAAGCGTCGATAACTATGCGATGGAGTTTATGGGATATTTATATATTCCATTGGTTAACAACTTAAAGAAGCAAGTTCCAGATACCACAGCTGGCGTAATGTATGAAATAATCAAGGTCGGAAATACTGGCCAGTGGGCTGCAATTGGTCTTACTGGCGCAGGAGGAGTGGCAATCCCACCGAAACGAGGACTGACATTCACAAAAAATTCTTATCAGAGTGATGGAGACGGTGTTGTTTATCCTGTTGTAAAATATAATTTCAAAATAGATTCAGATGACGCTGCTGATTTATACATAGACGGGCAATCGGCTAGTACTTGGTATGGAGGTCACGGCTTTGCTAATCCAACTAGCCCAGCAGAAATCGCAGGGATGCCTTCTACCAGCGGAGAAATTTTGCTTACCGCCGGATTTCATCACGTATACGCCAGATTCCAAGATGGGCTTGGATCAGAGGGTCTTAGCCTTTATTACCAATACGATACTAATTGGGACGGAGGATATTCTGATTTTGTTGTCATTCCCGCAGACAAATTAAAGCATAGACAGATATCTGACATTAATCTGCCAGAAGGCCAAAAGTATATGCCAAGATCTTGGCCTATTCCAGTAGCTGATATGGTTAGCGGTAAACAATATAAAATCTTAGACCTAGGAACTACAAGCAATTGGGGCAATATCGGGGCAAGCTCTCCAAGAATCGGCACCGTCTTTACAAAAACAAACTCAACAGCGGCAAATGGAAACGGTTACGTTTTCGAAGATTTGTATAATTATGCGGAATCAAGGTCTTCAGAACAAAATAGAGTTGTTCAGTTTTCTGCAAAGAGGCCAATAAAAGATGGGAAAATTGATGAGGGCTATTCTCATTATGAATCAAAATATAATTGCAAAGTTACTTTGGATGGAGTAACTTTAATAACTTCTCCAGTTAGAGTTAAAGTCAGATTCCTTGAATCTGATATCAACCCCCAAGGTGTAAAAGAAGGGTCTATTCCTATAAATAACTATAGGTCATAATGAAAATATTAAACAAATATAGATTCATTAGAGGAGCGAAAGGGGACAGCACACCAACTCCCGCGCTCGTCCCCCCGCCAGACAATCAAAATGTTTTGAAATCTATATCTATTTCTAACACGGTCGATGTTTTATGCGAGGGGCCAATTTATGGACTAGTTGATCAATTTGGAAAAAAGGTTTATGGCTTGGATATGTTAAAGGGAATTTATTTGAATAAAGTGCCAGCGATGAATGCTTCTGGGCAATATAACTTTAGAAATATTTTGATGGAAATAAATCTTGGCACCGAAAATCAAAAACCTTTGGCTAACTTTAATAAAGTTTATATTTATAGGCCAGCTAATTTTAAATTGCTTGGAAAGATCGACCCCAGTGATCGAGACGAGAGGCCGAACAACACTGTGCTTTCAAATCTAAGCGTCGAAAAAAGAGATTTTACAGCTTGGGCTAAAGGAGGAGGCGGCTGGCCAACTGAGCCTCAAGATCCTTTTGTATATGTTCATCATATCAGGAACAAGGATGTAAAAAAGCTACAAATTGCTTTAGTTATTGAACAATTATCTGATACTGTATCAGAAGGCACTGGACCTGGTAAGGCTGGTAAAATGGGTATGAATAAACGATCTGATCTTAAATTGATGATAAAATATGGGGTTGAAGGAGCAAAGACGTTTTCTGCAAGAACCGTAATTATTGAAGGGCTTGTACTAAGTCCATATGCCTATATGATTGGGGAGGAATCATCTACTGTTAACGGGCCTCCTGGGGTAGAAATCAATCCCCAGACTCTTGCAAATTCTCTGTTCAACACTGCTGGAATACCATCCGTCAATACTTATAATGATTCCAGAGGCGTTGGTGGAGACTCTAGTCAGGAAGCTCTAAGAAAAATGATTTATCAACTAGCTCAATAATGCCACTCCCAAAAACACGCGAAGAGGATTTGGCGCAAAAGCTAAATCCAAGAAACTACTCCAGTATCCTTCCTATTATATATAAACTTAAAAGAAGGCAGGACGATGAATATATCCCAACTGCTTTTGACAGAATAGTTTATGCGTCTTTGGCGGTAGGGGAAAATTCCGCGTCTGCAACATTTAGTGACTTATCTGACACGGAATTTGAAAAAGGCGATGAAATCACGCTTTCTGGAACTGCAACATATAAATTAATGAATGGCGCAACTCTTGTTGAATTAAAACCAGCAATTAAAATTACTGCTCAAATCGACATAGGTAGAAGCGGACCACCTGATAGCCTTCCAGCTTACCAAGTAGAATGCAAAGGAAGTGAAATAATTACTACGGCTGGAGGTACACTTGGCAACTTTAGCTTCGTGATTCCAGCAGAGATAACTCAAAAATTGTCAGCTGGCGAGCATTATGTGCATATAGACGCCCATTCTCCAAATAATCCTCCTGTGAGATTAACTGCATCAGGCACCACAGATAATCGAAGGAAGTTTACAATTTTGGCTTAAATTTTAATATAATAAAATGAGCGACGAAGGAACTAACGGAGAAGGCGACGATATTTCAAATGGCACTTGGGAAAATGATCCAGTATCTCAGTCTATTGTTGGCGCCGACAAAGCTGAAATCATCTTGCCTCCAGCTATTGATGGCAAAGACAGGTTCATAACTATTGAAAAAATAAGTAATGAAACAGTAAGTCCTTTGATCAAAAGAGATGTAAGTGTTGATGGAATTTATGAAGTTATTGATCGCAATTTTTCATATCCTCTGACTGCTCACGTTGGTTTAAAATTTGACTCAAGAACTTTTTCGAGTATTCCAAATAGAGAATACGACGTAAAAATGAAAAAGATTAAGGTGCCTTCTAATTACTTCCCTCTTGGAGGGAACGGATTAGACAGGCGCTATGTTTTTGCCAATCCAAATTATCCTGCGAACCCAACAACTCTTGATGTCATTTTTATGATCGACCAGAATATGGGGGCTGGTACTAGAAGCCTGCTTAGAAGAAATCTGGGCGCATTTTTAAGCAAATTAATTTCTGGCTACACTAATGTAAGAGCTTCAATTTGGCAAACAAAAAATGGTGTTGATACAGTAATCAATCAATCAAACAACGATACCATAAATGATTTTACCTATTACGAAACTGACATATTTTT